TATCCACTGGTTTACTGCACCATCGTAAGCCTTACCTCATGTTCATTAGAGCATTAACGACCCACCACGACATAATCCCGGCCTTCGACGCCGCGGTGTAGCTACCAAATGACTGCGCTAGCTCACTAGATTCATATAATCCTCTCAGATTATCAAAGAATCCTGGGATATCAAGTCCAAGACGATACTTATCCCCTTTTACGCAAAACTCCAGGAACTCATCCCTTGCCGGATGCCATTTTACGTTTTCTATAATGGATAACGAGCGCATTACAACCATTTCTGGTCCCCACTCGTCAGGGTTATAGAATCGTTCCTGTCCCATCAACTTACCTAAGGCTCTATAAGTTGAGTAGACGCCGCGAACTTTGCCTTCGATACGATACTCTTGATTGAAATACCGTCTCAGGTAGACAGCATCATACTTGCTCACACGTTGTTTAGACTCATTCATCTCGAACCCGTGTTTAGTGTAGCTAGGCAGCAAGTTGTCTACCTCTGCGCCTCGATAAGATACACACCCATCATCTCCATTATCCATAGAGTGAGGGTTCAGCTCCGCATGGACGTTTATCGCTGCTTCATGCTGCAAACCACGATGAAACACCGTTTCATCACCGTTTGTTCCCCCTGAGCCTGAGCCCATACCATGCTTGCCGGTGTAAATTTTACCTGTATCGTACATCATAGGGATACTATACTTAACAGGGAAGATGTTGGTCAGCCACCACTCCGATTCAGCGCTACTGGTCAATAGCTTTGAATACAATGCTTTAACACTATTCTGCATCGATTCGTTACAGTGTTGATCCATCTTCGTGAAGTCCGTACAAATGACATTATCGTCCTTACCTTTAGTATCAAATAGTAATGTCATCTCCTCATCCACAGCATCGTTCCCATTCCAGGCAGGTACTAGATTTAATCGCTGTGCAGCCTTTATCAAGGGCTGATAGAAACCAAGTTCGCGAATGTTGACATTCATAGGAAACATCCATATGACTCGCTGTTTAACATCGCTATCCTCAGGACCACCCTCTTGACCACGCCAACCCAAAATCGCTGTAGGCATATACAGACCTTTTGTCATG